TCATGTAACGGGTTGGCGGCTGGTAACGAGGGATGGTAACCAGGGCTGGGTTTTGGACCGGCTGCTTGATGAGTGATTTGGCGTACTGCTCGGCCGCGTCGATGTCAATCTGTACCATCTTGACATCGTATATGCGTAACTGGTCCTCATCGTCAAGATCAGCCTCAACGCACAGACACACAGTACCAGTAGCCTCGCTCAGGTTCGATGGCGGGAGCGCCAGAGCTCTAAAAACTACTTGATTTCCCGTGCCAGTTACATAATACTTTGACAATCTGCCGTAATTTATCAATATGCTATCGTTAAAATTGTATCTGATGCCTACGCTAACATCATACCCCTCAGCCAGTTGCATGTAGAGCTCAAGCCCGTATACCCCGAGCGAAAAAGGCACCTCCCACTTGATGAAAACTCCACCGCTGCCAGCATTGTATGCATACGTACTCAGGTCACCATCGATTGCTTTATCACTGTCGTAAAAGTTGAATGAGGCGCTCGTTTCTGGCGGGTTGTTTGTCGCGGCAAATAAGTTGCTGGCCGTAAAAACGCGCTGAGCGCCGTATATGCCGTCGTCATCGGCTGTTGCGCTATATACAATCGGTTTTGCACCGACATCACGCACCTGTATAGTGCCGCCGATAGTGGACAGGTATGTGCCGATGCTATTGGGGGCTGGACTATCCTGCGTCGCCAGCACCAGGTCGACCCGCGTCACCACGTCCTGAGCGTCTACCGGCTGCCAGCGGACCTGAGCGTCTGAGTATGTGACACCAGTCGAGGTTGAGCGCGTACCAAAATATGCCCGCCCCTGCGCGTCAACGCCCCAAACCACGCTCTTGTCGGACACCACACGGGCCAGAGTGTCCAAGATGGAGCCAACCTCTAGCCGGTACGCCTGCGGCATGGCGATGGTGTCACCCAGATCTGGGATCAGGGCAGGGTCGTACTCAATCGCGGGGTGCTTGTACGCCTCGATAACCTGCCTAGCGATGGCCGCCACGTCCTGCTCGTCATAACTGGTCGGGTTTATGTGGGAGCGGTAGCGCAGCAGCTCAACGCCTCCCAGTCCGATATAGTCGCGCACGTCCTGCTCAGCGGCCGGCCAGGTGCGGCTGGCGTAACCCCAAAAAGCAGGCTCGCCGTCTACCACCAGCTCAAGGATGTCGCGGGGTTGGATGCCGACTGCCGACGGTTGCGCCTTAAAACGGAGCTGCAACGGGGCTCCGTCGCCCCGAACGGTCCACTCAAACCCGTCAACGATGCCGCCAGGGGCAGTATCGGAGTAGGTAGCCCGTGTTGAGCTACCATCGGAGGTTTTGACCGTTAGTTGCCAGCTCATTAGACACCTCCGGCTACTGTTCTATCCATGATACCAACACCCGCGGTTGTGGCCACCCCGCCCTCGAGGGTGATGCGGATACCCTCCTCCACCAGACGGGTGACGTAGGCTCCAAAACGATCGACGTGGCCACCAAACGTGGCAACCCAGCCAGGGGTAGCAACGACCGGAGTGGGGGCCGCCGAGATACCGATGGTATCGACCTGGTTGGTGATGTCGGTGCCCCAGTCGGTTGGCTCGGGGAGCGTTGTGCTACCGGTGGTAGTGGTGTCGGTGGTATCGTCCAGGTTGATGTAGTCGAGATTAGCTCCGGCCCAACCAAAGAGCTTGTTGACCACGGTGGCGATGCCGTTCCATAGCCAGGCGATTATCGTACCCAGCGCCCTAAACGCAGGGTAGAGAGCCTGCAGGATGGGCGTCAACGCCTTGAGGATGGGGGAGATGATTTTGCCGAGCAGCCGGCCGATGTCGGCGAAAACCTTAGTGATAGGCTCGAGCACTGGCGCCAGCTCCTCGAGCATCCCCTGGATGATGGTGCCGATGGGGTTGATAGCGTCCAGGATGGCCGCGAATGGGTTGAGGGCGTTGAGCACGCTCTTGACGCTGCCGGTCATCTTACCGAGCCACTCGGTAAGCTGTTTGGCCTTCTGCGCAGCCTCGGCTTTTGTACCAGCCTCTCGCGCATCCAGGTCGTAGTTGGTGGTCGGGTTAGTGATGCTGGCTCGCCAGCGGTCCTCAATGTCAAAGTTTGCCAGGTTGTAGTCTAGCCGCGCACCGCCAGCGATGTCCGGGCCCTCACGGGGGGCGACAACAGCGCCACGTCGCCCTAGTCCTGGCTCATGACTAGCGCCGTAATCGCTCGAGCCGGTACCGGAAATGGTGTTATAGGTCGGCTCTGGCGGTGGGGGGGTCAACCCCAGGCGGTTCATGCCAGCGTAGAGCAGGGAGTAGGCAGCCTTGGAGTACATCTCGGCAGTCTTTTTGATCGCCTCGCGCTGCGCCTCGGCAAACTCCTCAGCGCTTTGGGCGGCCTCCTTGGCAGCCTCATCAAAATCAGCCAACCCATAGTCAAGGCGAGCCCCACCAACGGTAGGCGGTTCGCCTCGTGGGGCAACGATACCGCCCCTAGCCCCCAAATGCGAGTAGGTGTTAAACGACCCACCGTACATGCCGTCGCCAAGCACCTTGACCAGCTTTTCGGCCTGCTCGGTAGCGGTTTTTAACGGCTCGTTGATGTTGGTATTGATCGAGTCGCCCGCCTTTTTGGCGGCCTGCGGCACTTTGACGCCAAAGCCAGTGGCGGCCGCCTCAGTTGCCTCTTCGGCCTTGGCCTTTGCCTCAGCGTAGGCAGCGCCGACCTGGCCGGTAACAACATCGCTAATTTTTACTAGTCCCTGGTATATTCTGTCTGCGCCCTCTTGACCAGCATCGGCTATCTCGCCCCATGCTGCTGATAGGCCGCCCTTCCACGCATCAACAGCCCCCTGCGCCCACTCCATCGCTTCGCGGAAGCGGCCATGAATCACCGCGTCGATAGCGCGGCCCATGTTGCTGATGCCAACGGAAACCCCAGAAACATACGCCCGCCAAGCGTCGTCTAGCGCTTTTAGCTTCCCTATCGTCCCTTGGACAAATCCGGCGAAAATGTCCCATAAACCGCTGAATAGGACTCCCAGCGTTTTAAGCGCCACCTTGACATCGTCCATCGTGCCGCCGAGCAAGATAAACGCGCCAGCCAATGCCGCTCCAGCGGCGATAAATGGCGCAAGCGGGGCAATAGCACCCCATAATGCCGCGGTAAGAGCAGCTACAGCAGGCACCAGAGCTCCGGTTACTGCTCCGCCCACTATGACGATCACGTCATGGTAGTCAGACCACCACTTTTGCAGGCCACCTTGCTCGAGCCAGCCACGGAAACGCTCAAGGGCGTCCAGGCTAATCTGCAGTATCTCGCGCACATCGAGGGCGTCGGTTATCTGTTCGCCGAGGGACACCATTATGCGGGTCAGGTTATCCTTGATGTTAGACCACATACCCATAATGGTGCGCGACTGAGCCTCCATCGCGCCGCCAAAGCGTTCTTCCATCCCGCTCAGCACGGCGTTAATGCCGGTCGTGGCGTCAATAGCACCCTGCTCGGCGAGCTTCATCGCGGTCGGGATGTCAGTCCCGATTTTGTCGGCCAGCATCTCCCAGGCTGGGATACCGGCCTCGGCAAGCTGGCGCATTTCCTCAGCACTGACCTTGCCCTTGGCCCGCATCTGGCCTAGCGCCAGGGTCACGCGGTCTAGCAGCTCAGCAGAGCCGCCTACGGCAGCCACGGCGTCGCCGATAGCAGTCAACGACGGTATGACCTCGTCGGCACTAAACCCCATCGCCATGAGGCGACGGTCAGCATCGATAAGGCCGTTAATTTCGAACGGAGTTTTGGCGGCGAAATCATAGAGTTGGCGCAGATGTTTATCGGCCGCTTCGGCCGAGCCGAGCATGGTAGTGAGGCCGATACGGGCCTGCTCCATGTCACCAGCCATCGCCACCGCTTTGAGGCCCAGGGCTCCAAGAGCGCCGGAGAGAGCGCCGGTGATCTTGAGCAGGCGAGTGCTGGGGCCGACGGCGCGGTTCCAGGCCGCCTCCATGCGGTCGGCGGCTCCCTCAACATTACGCTCAGCCCTGTCAAGGGCGCGTTGTAGTTTGGAGTCGTCGCCGACAATCTCAACGATTACGCGCTCTAGCAGCTCAGACATTTGCACCCTCCAACGCTCTCAGGGCCATCGCCACGGTACGGCCTCCAATGGCGTCTATCATCTCTTGCGGTATCAGCCTCAGCCTCAGCCCCTCGCGCAGGTCACGGACAACCTCGATTGGCAGTGGCGGCTCGGGGTCTAGCTTAGCGTACGGCAGCAGGTAGGCGTCTAGACTGTCATCTTTCGCGCCAGCTAGCTGCGCCACCATCAGCATCAGGGCTGCGGTGTGGGCGTTACGGCGGTACTCAAGCTCTTGCATCGTGTTGAGCGCGGTCATGACCATATCCCAAGGGAGATAGGCGACGCGCTCGAGCGGGGTCGAGTAGTAATGAGATACCAGGGCGCGTATCCGGTGCCAGTCGGTGCGCCCCTTTAGGCGTTTTTTGGTTTGTCTTTGTCGGGCCCCTTGGCAGCCTGGATAGACGCGCTCAAACGCTCGATAGCCACGCGGATACTCTCAGGGTTATCAACCGGCATTTTGCGCAGATCGTCAGCAGACACGTCCTCTCCCAGACGGTAGCGGATAGCGGCTGCGATCATATGGATGGCTGCGCCGGTTTCGGTGGCACCAGGCTGGCGCATGTACGCCTCTAGCGCCTCTAGCTCGCCCATGCTGCACACGGGCCAGTCAGGGATTTTATAGCCAAAAACCTCGATGTAGTCAGTCTTTTTCGATTTGCTCAAAACTTACCCCCTCATGCAGTCCGGGCTCCAGGCCCGGCCAGCGCAACCGCACCCGGCGGCGCTGGGAGGTGCCTAGCCTCGCTAGGATGGTCTTGGCCCTTGTCGCTTTGGCAACGTAGACGGTTTCGCACCAGACACCACCGTCTACCTCCTCACAACCCAGGCCCACGATAGGAGCGGAGCTAGGCGGGTCGCCCCGCCAGCCCCGCAGCTTGGCCGTCAGGAGCATTAGGAGCTGCTAACGGCTCCGTCGCCCTTGAAGGTGCAGGAAACCTCCTGTACCTCGCCGCTCGACATGTTGAAATCGCTGACGTAGGCGTCGAAAACAAAAACCTCTTGGTTGCTGCTGTCGCCGTAAGTCAGCTTGACCTTGATCTTGGTACCGGCCTCGTTAGCCGAACGCAGCGTTGCTAGGACAGTGTTGCCCGGCACGAAGTAGCCGGTGTAGTCGGCGCTGGCGGCGTGGATGTCGGCGATAGCCTCTTGGCTGGTGCTGTCGAAGTGCCGGATGTCGATGGTGCCGAGGCTGCCCTTGTAGTTGAGCTGCGTCGGCTCCGGAATGGGGTTGTAGGTGCTGCCGTCGTCGGTCGAAATCTCGACTTTGACGTTGCCGCGAGATTTTACGGCCATTTGCTACCTCCTCACGGCTGCCTCAGCAGCCGGTAGTCACGGACGGCGCGGTAGAGCCCGGCCGCCTCATCGTAGTGCGTGCTTAGCGACTGGACGCGCTCCCAGCCTAGCCCGTGGGCAATGGTTTGCACGGCGTCGGCTAGCTGGTGCGCGTCGGCGATTGTGGGAGCCCATGCCTCCACCTGGACGCGGCTCTCAGAGTATGCCTCGTCTGGCGTGTCCAGGTCGTAACGGGGTGTATCGGCCACCTCGTAGGCCGCCACGAATGGTGGCTTAGGCGGCGGCTGGCCCGTGGTGCGGACGGTGTGACCAGCGCTAACGATGGCGGCTATCAGGTCGTGGATGACGCTATACTGGCTCACCGCTTACCTCCAGCCCATTTAGCCCGCCAGCGCTCGAATGCCGGACGTATCCAGGGGCGCGGCTCCATCCGGTAGGTGCCGTACTCGAGCGGTGCCGCATAGGGCACCGGCTTGGGGCCGTCGATGGTGCTGCCGCGCTCGAGCGGGCCGATGATGGCGCGTAGCTCCGATGGATGCATGATGTAGCGTACGCTCTCCATCAGGTGGCCTGTCTGCCGGGCCGGAGGGTCGCCAGGGGCGCTAGAGGGATTAGGTTGGCCGGGCCAGTGCTCGCCGCGACCTACCCGATACGCCTCCAGGATGCCGTACTCCTCAGAGCGCAGGCTGTCTGCGCGGACGCGGATAACCCGCCTGGCCAGGCCGTTTAGCTTGGCCTCAACCTCTTTGCGGTGACTCTCGCGCCTCACTGTCGCACCTCCAGCATTACGGTCATGCGACGGCCGGCCTCGCGGACCCCTCGCACCAGGTAGCTGGTGCCGTCCACGGTGGCTCTATCGCCAGCCTGGATATTGGCTCCGGCGTCCATGACCGCCACATGCGTTACCCGCTGGCCGCGCAGGTCAGAGTAGTAGATAGTCCGCTCATCGGCGGGGGTCACTACGGCAGGATAGGGGCCGTACTGACTAACCGCCGGTGGATCGTAAGCGTTGGCCTGCGGCTCCGAGCGCTCAACGGTCAGGTTTTGCGACCGGCGCCTCACCAGACCACCCCACGGTAGGGCCGCGCCTCCTCTGGCAGCAGGGCCTCGAAGCGGCCGGCGTACTGTTGTCGGATGGCTCCGGCAACGTCGTGTACCGAGGTGTAGTCCTCAGAGAGGCCGGTAACGTTGAGGGCCTTGACCCGCTCGGGGTCAGCCTGCAGCAGCATTATGGCCGCCTCGTGGGGCAGGTAGTAGCGCTGGCCGTCGTACTCGACCGAGGTCAGCTCGAGGTGAGCGTCAATCTCCTCATCCTCTACGCCTCCGATGGGCCAGGCCCCGTTGGAGTTTGGAATGTCGCGGAGCAGATACCGCACCCACGCCGCCGCCCAGGTTTTGACGGTGGCGTCTGCTCCGGTCAGGTTTGCGGGGTCGTAGGTGCGGGACATGGGCTACTCCTTTTTGCGCTTGCGGGTCGGTTTGGCCTTGGGCTTCTCGGCCTCTTTTTCGAGGCCCCAACCAGGGCGAGCGGCCAGGTGTTCGGCCAGCTTGGGGTCACTGACCGTTAGCCGCTCGCCGTTGGGGGTGATGACCGTGGGCATCATTTACCGCCCTTCGGCCTGGCCTTGCGCTTGGGTTTTGGCGCGTCCTCAACGCGCTCCCAGCCGGGCAGGGTGAGGAGCTTTTTAGCCTGCTCCTCACCCACCCAGCTAACGAGCCCGTCAGGGTTGCGCACCTTGACCGGCTTACCCATTGGCTACCCCAAGACCTGCACGCCTAGGCCGGTGCGGATGGCCTGGACACCGTAGAGCAGGTCGACGCTCATGACATGCGCTTTGGCAGTGTTGGAGTACTGCAGGGTGAGTCGGAAAGAGAGCTGGGTGTCTGGGTCGCTGATTACCGCGCTGGGAGTGCCGTCCATAGGCGGCTGTAGCGGGCGGGTGGCGAGCACAGCGAAGTCGCGCGTGAAAGCCAGGTTGTAGGTAGTTAGGTTACCGTTCCCATCATCAACAACGGGAACGAGCTGGCTCTCCAGGATTTGCAGGCCGTAGACGCTGGGGACGCGGCCCTCACGCACGGCGTCGGCACCCCCGTAGTTGAGGGCGTTGGTGATGTTCGCGTCACCGAGGATGGCCGCATAGTCTTTCGGGCTCAGGACCACGAACTTGTCCTCAAGCTGCGGGGCTTTCGCCTCTACCAGCTTTTGGCGTGCCTCGCGCAGCACTGCGGCGGTAACATCAGTCCCCGCAGTGCCGACAGCGCTGGCCGCGCTAGCGTAGAGCGCCAGCAAATCAGACTCGACTGCCTCAGCGAGCGCGATGCCAGCAGCACGGGTAACGTTCTGCATCACGTCGGGGCGCGACTGGGCCTTAAAAAGATCGCCGATCTGGACATCGACAGTCTTGAACTTGTCGAGCTTGACAGCAACGCCGTCAGCGACGACATCGGCGGTACCGCTAGTCGGAGCATCGGCGGCCTCGAGGGTCAGGGGCAGGGGAACGTTGATGGTGTCGCCGTAGTTAGCGACCTCGTTGTCGTAATCGCGGTTTACACGAGGCGCTAGAGCAATGTAGTTACGCAGATGGCGCATGATTTCCTGCGCCCATACCTCAGGGATCCAGCCAGTGTTGGTGCCGTTGGTTATAACGTTGAGGGACATCTATACCTCCTCAGATCTTCCCGCTACGCAGTGCCTCCATGATTTCAGGGCGTCGCTTCTCGTACTCCTCTGGCGTCATGTTGGCAATCTGCTCGCGGGTCAGGCCCCCGCTCGGGTGGCCGGGGTTGGCCCCCCTCACGGGGGTACTTTGGGCCTGTTTGAGGTGTGGGAAGTCTGCAAAAAACTTGTCTGCGTCGAACTTCCCGTCCTCTCCGGTGTACTTGTCGGCGTGGGGTTCGACTAGCTCCGCAAGTTTGGGGTCGCCGAGAATGCGAGTTAGCTCGAAGCGCTTTTCTAGCTGCTCGGCTCGAGCCGCGGCTTTAGCCAGCTCAGCCTTTTCAGCCTCGATGGCCTGCAGCTTTTCTTCGAGCGTCTTGGCCCTTTCTGCCTGAGCCGCATACTCCTTGGCGCGAGTGCGGTACTTGGCCGCCTCCTCACGCGCCCGCTTGAGCTCCTTGGCCATCCATTCTTCGGCGCTCTTTGGATCGCTGTCGTTCCCCCCGGCCTCCGGGGCCGGTGCCTGGTTGCCCTCCTGGGGCTCGCCCTGCGGGATGTTGGGCTGCTCGTTGGCGGGCGTTTCGTTAGTTTTGTCGTCTGCCATGTTGACCTCCTGGGTCAGATTAACCGGCCACCAGGACCGGTGCCACGGGGTTGCCCCCGTTAGGGCCTAGCAAATATCGCCGACTCTCTCGGCGGGTTGTACAGCACGTCTGATACGGTCGCCTCTCGCTGGTAGACAAGGGCATGACCGCAGTTAATCCACTCGCTGGGGTCTGGTACTCGGTCCCAGTCGCGCGGGCCGTAGACGCGACGGCCGCTGGGGAGCGTAAACAACTCCGGCTCGGGTAGCACCTGGCCCTCGAGCGCCGAGTGCTCGCGCTCCTCTTTGCGGGGCCACGACCTGACCCAGCGTTTAAAACGAGCCTCCATCATGTTGGCTACAGCACGTGCCGCCGTATCATGCCCTAGCCAGGTGGACGCCTCGGCACTGTACCTGGCTAGCAGGGCAACGGTCGCCTGCGTTACCTCGCGGTCGCTCAGGGTGTCCCTGATGCGCGTCGCCGTCCACTCGCCGTGCTGTAGTGCCTGCTCAGCGAGCGGCTGTGCCAGTGACGGCGGCATACTGGCCGGAGCCTCCAGGTATGCCCCGTGGACTGTGTAGCCCGTTATCGCTCCGGCCATCCAGGTCTGAGAGATAACGTCCACGATGGTGCCACGGGCCGCGCTGGGGCGCTCCAGTAGCTCAGGTACCAGGCGGCCCTCGATTAGCCGCTTGAGGCGTGTCATGACGCTCTGCATGGCGATGCCTAGCGCCGTAAACTCCTCTCGCTGGCTCACGCATTGTCACCTCCGAGTATCCGGCTCAGGTCTTCGGGCGAGATGGTCCGCTCGTTTTTCTCGATCCAATCGGCCACCTCCTCATCACTCCAGGTCGGCATGTAGACGCTGATCTCGTTGACCGCCGTAGAGAGCGGTATCAGACCCTCGCGGTAGAGCTTGATAACGTCGTCAATCCGCTGAGCGCGATCGAACTCGCGGTTGATGGTCACGGACACGTCGGGAGGGTTGCCGATACCGGCCAGGGCCGCGTAGTCGGCAACGACCTCGGTGAGCATCTGGCTGAGCAAGCGGGCGTAAGAGCTGCACGCCTGGATAAACTTGAGGTTGGCCTCGCGTAACGCCTCACCACTCGGCGTCTGGCGGCCGAGAAATCCGCCAGGGAGCGACAGGTCCTCTCGCAGCCGCTCCAGCGTCCGGTCATGCAGGCCCTCTAGCTGACTGAGGTCGCCAGGTTGCAGGTACTCAGCCCCGCCGCTCTCAGATACCTGGATGACGTTGGCCGGCCCGCGCTGCACGTCAGACAACGCCCCTTTGACCACCATCACTGGCCATGCGGACTGCTCAGCGACGCGCCAGATACGCATCTGCTGAGCTAGCTCGGCCTTGAGGATGGGCAGCGCCGACGCCACCGGCCCTTGAGGTAGGCCATCGTCACCGAGATGGAGCATCGCATAGCGCGGAGGCATGATGTTGGGGTACTCGGTATGAGGCGAGGCGAGTGAGGTCGGGCTGGGGATGTTACGCCATTCCCGCAGCACGCGCTCCTCTAGGTCGTAAATGCGCACGTGCCAGCGGCTCGAGCGCACATCTGCCGACTGCCAAGCCTGGTAGATAGCCACCACACGGTCAACGTCGTCAGCGTCGGTCAGGGGTTGCAGGTAGCCACTCAAGCG